AAAAAAGGTAAAACTAATGATGGAGGTTGGGGAGAAATGGCAAATTTATACAAATAATAATTAATTAATAAATAACAAAAAAACAAAATGGCAAATTTAATTACACACTCGCTATCGTATTCAAAAGAAGATGTTCAAAAGTATTTCATGCAACCTTTATTCGTTGGAAATTCTGCAATGGACTACTTTGAAATTATGACAGGGGTAAAGTCTAGTCAAAAATTAGACAGATTTGGTACTCTACAAAAGATTACTAAAGCAGAAGCAACAGGATTCACAGGTGCAACAGGGGTTACTTACGACCAAAGAAGTATCTCAGTAGCAAGAATGGAAGCAGAAGTTGAGCAGGCAGGTGGCGCACTTTTTAACTCAGTAAAAGCAGAGTTATTAAGAACAGGAAACAATAAAGATGATATCTCAGGAACTAAATTACAAGGGATTGTTTCTGACATAATGTTAAGAGGAATCAAAAGAGATTTAGAAAGACAATTATGGTTTGGAGATGATAGTAATGCAGCAGCGGCTTATGTAGATTACAATGCTTATGATGGAATATTCCAAAAATTAAGTGGTTTACCTGCAGCTCAGAAATTAGAGATAGCGTCAGGTGCACTTGGTGCAAATGTGGCTAAAGCAGAATTCCAATCAATGATTGATGCAATGCCATCAGAGGGAATTGAAGATAGAGCAGGACTAGTATTTTTTGCAACTCGCTCAATGTGTGATAACTACCGTGCTACATTGGCAGCAGGAGGGCAAGAATTAGCTTACATCTCAATGTTAGATGGAACAACTAATTTATCTTACCAAGGTATTCCAATTATGGAAATGGGACTTTGGGATTCAGTTATTGCAGCAGATTCTAATGTAGCTACTCCTTTAACTGCTCCATCTTTACATACAGCAGCTAACAAGTTTGACGGACATATTGCAGTATTAACGCAAAAAAATAACATTGTTATTGCTACTGATTACGATTCAGTAAGTGGTGCGGATATGTGGTATAACAAAGATTTAAAAGTAAATAGATTTAGATTTGAGTATGTTATCGGAACTAATTTCAAGAACACGGAATTAACTGTAACTGCTGATTCTAACGCATAGTAATAACCTTAAAAAAATAAAAAGAAATGGGAGTATTAACAAAAGGACATATTATCTTATGCGAGGACAGAAATCGTAGAGGTGGTATCAAAAACATTTGGCTTGGAGAAGTTGCAAATGTAATAACAACAACAACAGGAACACCACATACTTATACATCTATTGATGGTTTTGCAGGGACAACAGGAACTGCTCCGGATAATAAGAATGTTTGGAAGTTTGAATTTGATAGAGAAACTGCTTACTATACTGCGAATGCAAGTAGAGAGAATGGGTCTACTATCGTGGAATGCGAATTAGGTTTCAGCATACCAAAGATTACACCAACTGTAAATGCTAGACTAGAGGAGTTAAAAGAAACTTGTGGATTGTTTGCAATCGTTGAAACATTTGCAGATAATGGAGCAGCTACTCCTGTAACTTACAAATTTGTTGTAGGTTATGATGAGGTATTTTCTCCGTCAGCTTTCTTAGAATTTTCAAGTGGAGAGCAAAGCACAGGAACAGGACTACAAGACCCTAACGAAACTATGGTTAAGTTAAAAGGTTTTATGGCAGAATATCCTAGAGATTATACAGGTACAATTGCGGTAGAAACTGCTGCAAATAATCAGTTTACTCTAACATAGGAGGTATAATATTTTTACTTTGAGAAAGGGTTAGGTAAAGTTCAATGCTCAGCCTAACCCTTTTTTAATTTAATTTTAGTAATATTGCGAAATGGGTTGTAACTGTAATAAAGAAGAAAAAACATTAAAGCGAAAAAGATTAACAGAATTAACAAATAATATTAATACAATGGCAAAAACAAAATACAAATTAGCAGCAGGAGTTAAACAACATTCAATTTTAAGATTAAGAGATATGAAAATTAAAGTTAGTGATTTAACGCAGCAAACTATGAGAGCGTTTTACTTAGAAAATCACCCTGCAATCGTTAAAGATGAGTCTAGTGGCAAAAAAGAAAAATAAAAGTAACTTTGTAAATAAGGCATTTGCATTTGATATTGTTAATGTTGCTACTCAAAGGGAAGTATATGAAGAAAAAGATTTAAGTAAACTTCAATACGATTATATTCCTTTTGGAGAAAAAAATCAAAACGACTTTCCTAGTCATTTAGCAGAGTTAAAAAGAAAATCAGCAACACATAGAGCAATACTAAGTCAGAAAGTAGTCTATACAACAGGAACAGGGTTTATTTGCGAC